CAATATAAAATATGGTTAGGTATTTCCTATGACACATCATCTAGTGGTGGCAAAGCCATTTTTGAACTTTGCGAGGGGCAATATCATTTTTGATGCTGCAAAAATCGCCGAGATTCTATCGAGTGAACACAAAAAGTTTGTCATAAAGGTCGCGTCGCCCGACGCGTCGAGAGGATAGCCCGCATGCCAATCTCCCAACAGGGCGCCGTCAACACGACATCTCTGATCGTCCCGGATCTTTATGTCCAGATTGTACCGCCGCAGAACCTGGTTCTGAATGGTGTCCCAACGAACATCCTTGGAGTTGTTGGCACAGCTCCCTGGGGCCCTGTCGACGAGCCCACTATTGTCGGCACGATGGCCGATTATGCCCAGCAATTTGGCACGATTGTTCCCCGAACATACGATATGGGTACTCAGGTGGCCACGGCCGTCCAGCAAGGCGCTCAGAATTTCCGCTGCGTCCGAGTGACAGACGGAACTGACGCCGCCGCATCCAGCACGGTTCCCGGTTCCAATGCCAGCTTCACGGCAATCTATACCGGATCTCTGGGCAATGCCATTACGTTGACACTTGGGGTTGGCTCCCAGCCGAACACGTGGAAGCTATCGGTATTGCTTTCCGGATTTGAACCAGAGGTCTACGACGGGCTCACCGGGAATGGCGCGGCATTCTGGACCGCGTTGGCCACCGCGGTAAATTCCGGGCTTGGTCCGCAACGAGGTCCATCCCACCTTATTATAGCGAGCGCCGGTGGCACGACAGCATCGCCAGCACCGTTCTCGCTGAGCTTAGGTTCTTCAAGTGCAGGCTCCGATGGAGCAGGGCAGGTTGGCAGCAGCCAATTGGTAGGAGCCGACATCCCCACTCGCAGTGGCATGTACGCATTACGCGGACAGGGGTGTGGTCTGGCCCTGCTAGCTGATTGCGCCGACTCAACGACCTGGAGCACCCAGGCAGGCTTCGGCCTAGAAGAGGGCATATATATGATCCTCACAACCCCCGCAGGTGATACGATCACGAACGCGGTGGCCACTATAGCCGCCGCCGGCTTAGACAGTTATGCGGCGAAGTTGATGTTTGGCGACTGGCTGTGGTGGTCGGACCAGGTAAACAACACAATTCGTCTCGTCTCACCTCAGGGTTTCGCAGCAGGTCGGCTGGCAAATCTTTCACCGGAACAGTCGAGTCTCAATAAGCAGATCTACGGAATTATAGGCAGTCAGAGTAATGGGACACCGGGTTCAGGTCAAAATACTACATACTCCACGGCAGACCTCAGCGCGCTATTGGGTGCAGGGATCGATTTAATTTGCAATCCGCAGCCGGGTGGCTCGTTTTGGGGTGTTCGTGGAGGCCACAACACGTCTTCGGACCCAGCTACAGACGGAGACAACTACACCCGATTGACGAACTACATTGCTGAGACCTTAGCGGCTGGGATGGGCCAATACGTGGGCCAGGTGGTCAACAGTAATTTGTTCCAACAAATCAGATCCACCCAGCTGTCGTTTTTAAATAACATGTTTGGTCAAGGCTTACTTGGCAGCACAGATGGTTCTCTTCCATTTACGGTCATATGCGATACTAGCAACAATCCTGTATCGCGCACTAGTCTTGGGTATGTTCAGTCTGACTCGCAGATCCAGTATCAGGCCATCAACGAACGATTTATTGTAAATGTCGAGGGCGGGCAGACCGTACAGGTTTCCCGCCAGACTCTGCCGACCGGACGGGTTAACTAGGAGATAATGCCGTGGCACTGACAGCATTTTCGATTGGGCGGGATACCCAACTCGTCGTGATGGGCCCTGATGGGAGAGTCGATATTGACCACGTCACAGGCTTTGAGAGCCATCAGATTACGAGCGCGGTCCGGATTAGTCGCCTTGATGGAACACAGCTAGGAGCTGAGCTTCCGAAGGGCTGGGAGGGGAGCTTTGATGTGGAGAGAGGCACGTCGGCGTTAGACGACTTCATCGCCGCTCTGGAGCAGGATTTCTACAACGGCGGGGGCATGCAACCCGGCACAATGTATCAATACATCACGGAGACTGACAGCTCCGTTTCCACTTATCAGTTTGACGGCGTAGTTTTCAAGTTATCCAGCGCCGGCACGTGGAAGGGTGATGCAAGTGTGAAGCAGAAAATGGAGTTTTATGCCACTAGAAAGAGGCGCATCTGATGCATGCAACGCAGGCCATTATCCGCGAGGCTACCAAGACTTTTGTGACCATTGACGCCCAAGGACGGCGTCTGACGCTGCGGCGACTAGCGGCGCTGGACACGCTCAGGCTATTCAAGGCGGCAGGCCCGCTCCTTGCCCAAAATGAACCGTGGTTGTCGCTGGCTGGACTTGCGTTTGCGGTCGTAGAAATCGATGGAATACCAGTTCCTCCACCGACGACCGAGCCGCAAATCGAAAATCTGATTGATCGGCTGGGCGATGATGGCCTTGCAGCCATTGTCGACTCAATCAACGCTCAAGAAGAAAGCCCAGTTGGACAATCCGAAGTGGGAAACTTGCCAGGCACCCTGTCCTAATCGATTGCCTCTACCTTGTTCGGAATGGGGTGCCGTTCGACGTTGCATTCTCTCTCTCCGATAGCGACCGCGCAGCCTATGTTATTGCGCTCGGTATCCTCGATGGTCACGCGTTCGATTGGGTCGCGTTCGACTGGATTCGCCAAGCCACAAATGAGAGATAAGCCCAAATTGGGGAATTTCCCATGCCTCTGAAGGAAAGAATACGAGCGGATGGTGCCCGGATAGCTTGGTATGTTAATCTTCAGCGGATACTTAATTTCCAGACGCAGTCAATCGCACCTTTGAAACGCCTCGTTGGATCCCGTCTTGAGGGACTAAGAAGTCCAGAGGTCTTTACCCCGCCCATTCGCACACACACAATGGAAATTTCCCGATTCGTTCCTCCAAACCGGTGCATGGCAGAATTAAGTCCAGTGCATAGACCTAGGACCCGCCTTCACGGGGATACTGGTCTCCTGTCTGTCCGCAACTTGTTGCCTATGCTTCTAGCGAATTCAGTTTTTGAAGCTTCCCAACATAAAACGTCACCAACCTCAAACCCAATTTTATCAAGGACCCAGGTTGTCAGACGCTCTCCGATGCCTCCACTTGCTGGGTCGCAAAACGAACCAACTGATCCGCCGACTCGCCGCAAGCCGGAAAACTTGGCCTTTGGCAACGCACTTCGTCGATCTCGGTTATCGCTCGCACCCCCAAGTCACGATATCTCAGTAATGCATAGGAATGGCGGGACCACCAACCATTTGGACCGACACGCCGCGATTGCCACCAGCGACACAATTCTGGCAACGGCCCCCGTTTCCGGCGCCGGTTTATCCTTCTACAGTCGTAACCCTGCCAATCACGCGCAGATTGCCTCCGAAAATCCGGGCGGTGCCCCGACCAACGGCGAAAATCCCGGTCGATCAAATGTGTCTACGATCCATATCGACGGCTCTGTACTCGGAAGATGGGCTATTCAACATCTGGAGAATACGCTGGGAACGCCGACGACCGGAATGACCGCTGTCGATCCCCGCGCAAACGTCCCGCGAAGTCGCATTGCTCCATTTTGAGTGTGTCCGCCAGACGCAACGATAAAGATTTTTCCACGGAAGTGCACTAAATTGCAGGATTCACCGATACAGATCGGTTCGATCAGTCTTCATAGTTTTGAAGTCCCGGAATCAATCCGCTTTGGTGGTCGCCAGCGGATGGTCATCCATCACCTGGCCGGTGGGGGGAGACTCGTCGAACGACTAGGACCCGATGACGCCGAGATTATCTTCGAGGGGACATTTACAGGACCTTCCGCAGAATCTCGGGTGCGCGAATTCGATAACTTACGGCTGTCCGGCACCGTTGTCTGGCTCACCTGGGAGACTTTCAGGCGTCGTGTCGTGGTCGAGAGCCTTGTCGTGGACTATCATAGTCCGTGGTGGATCCGCTACAAGATTAGCTGTGTAGTCGCGCATCAGTCCGGAGTCGAGGCGGCAGCGTCGACGATTTTGTCCTCGATATCGACAGACCTTGGGAATGCCCTCACAGCAGTTTCGGGGTCGGGCTTATCTCTCTCCACCGTGCAGGCTGCTCTGTTCACCCCAAACGCTATGACGATCGGGACATCCAGCCAAAGTCAGGCTTCCTCGGCTATAGCGACTGTGCTGCAGACGATCAATAGCCAAATCACACTGCAATCTGCGCTCGTCACGATCCCACTCGGACCATATGCAGGCGCTGAAAGCTATAGTCAAAACCTGAATTCCGCGGTTATAAGCGCGGGACTGTTGGCAGGGGCAGTCAATGCAAGGTCCTACATCGGGAGAATTGGAGTGAATATAGATGTCCCAAACTGCTAGAGTGGAAACTATTACCGCAGTTGGGGGCAATCTATTTGAGATAGCCGCAGCACAACTTGGTAGTGCATTGGAATGGATTAACATTGCCCGTGCAAACAATTTGATTGATCCGATGCTGGCTGGCACGAATCGGATCGCCATACCGGCCTATTCGCAAACATTTGCGGACGGGATTGGCCCTCAATAAATGGGCATATCTTCCTCATTCGGAATAGCAATCCAGGTGCTCCTCGATGGAACCCCGGTTCAGGGACTGCTACAGGCTTCTATCATCGCGAGCAATTGCTTTTCTGCGGACACCTACGCACTCACCTTTGCCATTGGACCCCCACCATTCAGCGACGTAAGCTTTTGGTCAACGCTCTCATCGGCATATGTGGAAATCACATTAGCCTCGTCGTTGGGATTGCAACAACAGGATCTGGTGACCGGGATGGTCGATATCGTCCGCATCGACCCGATAAGAATGACTGTTTCGATATCGGGAAGGGATTTATCGTCCACTTTGATTGATTCTTATCGACAGCAAGATTTCGTAAATCAGACGGCTTCGGAGGTAGCAACAACAATAGCGGAGAACCACAATTTAATTCCAATTGTCACGCCAACGTCTGATATCGTAGGACGTTACTATGACGATGGATATACTCGGCTGTCTATCGGACAATTTTCTCGTTTACGCTCGGACTGGGACTTATTGGTCCAACTCGCACGAGAAAATGGGTTTGATGTCTTTGTCCAAGGCACGTCACTGTTTTTTCAACCGCCCGACCTCCTGGCTGAAATG